GGGGCAGTATACGACGATAATTGTATAATGTTATTATTCATATATTAAAAACTCGTTAGTGCTTTCGCTTTGTGTAAATGTGGATGATGGGTTATCAGTGCAATATATCTTTGAATAGAACCTTACCTCTGAATCTTTTTTAATTTTTAAGGTGTAAGTATGTCCCTCAACTAATCCAAATGTAGCAGTTGCTGTGTGGTAATAATCGCCCGTTGTGTAAGTTGTTATTGAAATAGTAGTAGATACGTTTGTTTGCTCGTCCGTTACTACCAACGTGTTTGAATTACCCGTCTCATTCCTTGGAATGAAGTAAATTGTTTGTGGCGTTGTTGCTGTGGTTAGTACTATCATATTAGTATAACCTAATTTTGTGTTTTTGTTGCAAAAAAAAAGAGGGGCGTTTAAACCCCTCCATTAATTAACTTGTTACAATCATACTTGGAGTTGAACCTCCTAACGGATCTATGTCATAATAAAATGCGTCAGTACCTAAATAAACAAACTGTGAGGGTAATAACTCTTCCGCAACAAAAGTCAAGGAATAACCCGAGAAATCACCAAGCGATCCTCCAGAATTGATACTTCCCGCCGTTAAATCACAACCCCTTAAAAGACCAACTAAGAAGAAATCCCCTTCGTTTGTCTCAACTAAGATACGTGGCTTTGCATAAGATAATAATTTAACCTGTGTATGCGTAGCAGCGTCTTGTTTCTTTAGTTTAATAGTCAATGTTTGACGAAAGAAAGTAGTCCCGTTTTCGCGTGAACTTACTATTTCTTGGTCATAAACATTTTCATTAGATTTCAATTCATATTTATAAAGATTTTGAACAAAGTTAACGTAATCTATTGACTCACTAAAATCAGTATCAACAATATAAACATTGCTACCAATTGCTGTTTCTTTATAAATGTAATCAGACGCTATGTCTTCGTTTATGAAGTAAATGTTTTTAAGCCCTCCTAGACTATCCTTACATCCCTCTAAACGTCCGTGAGTTATCGCACAAGCCATGACTAAGCAGTTACAACGGTTGCACCTGTGAAACAATCAGAAACAATAGTAGCCGAGCTTGTTACGTCAGTAAATGGTGCCGGTAAAGCTTCTTCCGCAGTAAAAGTTAAAGAATACCCGTTGAAATCGCCTAAAGCTCCTCCATTGTTAATACTTCCCGCCGTTAAATCAGCTCCTCTGTATAATCCCATTAAGAAAAATTGCCCTGCATTATTCTCTACTAATACGTGTGGACGTCCGTAAGCCAATAATTTAACCTCTTTGTGCGTTGTGCTATCTTGTTTTTTAAGCTTGATAGTTAACGTTTGTCTAAAGAAAGTTGTACCCGCCTCACGACTTGAAACTATTTCTTGGTCGAAAACGTTATCGTTTCCTTTTAGTTCGTATTTAAATAAGTTATCCACGTTGGTAACCGCTGTAATAAGGTCGCCCGAAAATGTAACGTCAGAAGGAACTATTTGGTAATTAATAAAGTATACCGCCTTTAGACCTCCAATCGTTTCTTTACATTGCTCTGCGCGTCCTGCTGTAATTAAACAAGCCATAATATTTAAGTTTTAAAGTTAAAAAAAAAGGGGAGGGATTTTTAAGCCTCCTCCCCACGTAATCTATTGATTATTACTAATTTGCGGAATTGGTGATTCCGTAAGTTATGATGTCAGATACTGAATGATAATTAACTGCAATACCCGCTCTTAATACGAAACGTACATTTTGGTCTCCTAATGTCTCAGCAGTATCAATTACTCTGATTTCGTTAGTGTCGTTTAATAAACCACAACCAAAGAACAAGTTAGAAGTCTCAGCAGCGATTGCAACGTTTGAAGCCAATCCGTTAGCAACAAACAATGGAATACCATCGAAAGTAACATCACCACCATTGTACCAAGTTGTACCTTTAGCGTCAACACCTGAGTTTGATGTAGCAGCAACTGAGAAACCTCCGAGCGCTCTTACATATGCTTTAAAAATATTTTTAGAAACGTAGATTTTCAAGTCCGCAGAACCATACAAAGCGTCAGGAATTGCATCGACAATTTTTCCTAACTCAGCCACAACATTTGCAGATGTAACCGTAGTTCCCGCAACTTCGTTTGCAGTAGGCAATGCAGCGTCAGCAGCTAACAATGTACAAATACCATCGATTTGACCTGCTGTTGCTGTTGCACCTCTCCAAATAGAAACCTCAACAGATGAAGCAACTTTCTCAGTGATATACGCCAAGAAAAAATCTTGGAATGATTTAGCCAATACTTTGTTAGCAGAGAATCCCATCTCTTCAGACTGCCAAGAACTGATAAAGTCTTTTTTACAAAGGCTTAAGTTAACTTGGAAGTTCTCTAATGTTAAATATCTTTCTGTAATTGTTACAGTTGACGTAGGGTCAAAATCACACGTTGCATTTTTTAGCAAGTCATCAGTTGCTAATTTAAACATTGTAGTTTTGTAAGCAATGTTAGGTACAATTGTCATACCTCCATTTGCCAATGTGTTACCGCTTAATAAAGCAGCCTTTACCCATAACTTTGAATCTTGTCCAACGTATGAAGTAGTTAACGATGTAGTTGTTGCCATCTTTGTTTTATTTATTTGTTGTTATAAATTGTTTCTAAAATTGAATCACGAATAGAACGTGGTTTGTTTGGTGATAGGTCAACGTGTTGAATCTCGTTAACGTTCTCAGGGTTGAATTGAATTGGTTTTGGCTCTTCAGCTTTAAACTCTACGATGTCAGTTGGTTGCTCTTCTTCTTTAACCTCTACTGCTGCAAGTTTTGCTTCAAGTTCCGCAACTTTCTCTTCCATTGCTTTAAAGTGTTGCTCTGTAATAGTTACAACTTTTTTAGGTTGTTTAACCTCTGGAGTTGCATCTGCTTCTACGGGCATTTCTTCCTCTTGTGCTGGCTCTTCTTCTGCTGCTGCCTCTTTAATCTCTCCGATAATACCTTTCTCACTCACTACTAAAATACGACCATCTTCAAGCTCATATTCTCCAACCTCTAAAGGCACCGCTTCAGACTCAGGTACTAAAATCATTACTGACTGACCTGCTTCAAATGAATCGGCTTCAATCACTGTCGCGCCGTCCATTAATTTCATTTGCTCTAACTTAATCTCCATTCCAAGGAATGTCTTGATAGTTTTAAGAGCTTCTTTTATTTCTTTATTCATACTGTTTTCTTTTAAAACTTAATTAATAACTATCTGTTGCATTTTTAACCATTAGTTGTGCTAATTACACGCACCTCAGCTACGTTGTTAACCACTGCTACCGTGTGTTCTCTTTCGTTGCCTATCCCTTGGTTTGTACCGTCGCAACACTCTTTTTTGTACTTACCATCTTTACAAAGACATCCTTTTTTTCCTGATTTTCTCATATTATTTGGTTTAATCATTCGCACAATACTGCGCCTATTTCGTTTGTTTTCTGTTTAAAATCTTTATAATCAAAATCTAAATTATTACACTCTTTTACGTAATCTACACCAATGTAAGCAACGAAGTAACCATCCTTAAAATAAGGCGCAACGCATAGTGATTTAATACCTTGTTTTCTTAATGCTAGCCTTGTGGATGTCTCTTGCATCTTATCAATATCGGTGTATTTACATTTGTCTAGCATTACTTCCTGTAAGAACAATGGGAATAAGCTAACGGGTAACTTTTGCAAGTTTCTTGATTCATAGCTAACACCATTTGCACACACTTCAAAGCTCATAGACGTATGGTTGCGGTGCGTACCATCGTAGTACATTACATTATTAGAGAATTGAAATACATATGCCCTATCCGCGTTATATCTTAGCATTAAGTCGTTAAGCATCTGTTGAATCAAAACATTGTTGTTAATGTCTTTTTTTACTTCGTCAACTTTATCGATTTTAGTAATAACTACCTCCGTAACCAATGACTTGTAATAAAAAAGAATGAAGGCAACCAATAGAATTAATAATACTATTACTTTGGTCTTTCTTAACTGCTCTAATATGTACTTAATTTCATTCATTATACTGGTATTTTTACAACATTGAAATTAAAATCAGTAACTCTTATATCCGTTGAACCTGTGTTTCTTACAAACAATTCAACGTAATCATTCGCTACCATTTCAAGCACCGATTGAGTACTTCCACCATGTTCCACGTTTGAAGTAGCCGTTCTAATTATACCCTCACTTTCTGCTATTATAGTTCCGTTTTTAGCAACTCCAATAGAAATGGATTGGTTTGATGTAGCACTTCTAACTGTTGCGTTTACGGTTACTAAGAATGAGTTTGTAAATGCTCCGTTATACGTTAGTTTATTTGTAGTATGTGTAAACTTTGAGTTAGTTCCGCTCGTTGTCGTTCCACTTGCTTTTACCCATACGTTAACGTTACTAACTCCGATAGTTGTATCGGTTGTATTGTTAAGCATGTACATGAATCCTTTAGTAGACGTGTTTGTAATACCAACGCAATTCACAAATAATGCCTTGTTATCTGTATAGGTAACACCTGCCAAATAAGTACCACCACCACTAAAGTTAACAGTATCTAAAATGTACCTTTCACTCGATACCGTTGCACTTGCATTTAGGTTTACACCCGTTTCACCTGACAATACAACAAAAGACGAGTAAATAATTCTTATCCTTCTTGATACTGTCAACGTACTTGGAAATATCAAAGCAGTTGATCCACTCGCACAATCAAATAAACAGTTACTTGTTGCTATCGTTCCAATCGTACCATCAAAGGTTAAGTTTCCACTATTCAAGAACGCACTATCTGACATTACAAAGTTAGAATAGTCTTTAATCGTTCCAACCGTTGCGCAATCCGTAAAGTTTACACCGAACCAATCTAAAGCCGTTGTAGTGCCGTCTCCGTCTAAATCTAACGCTGTACCGTGCGTTATAGTAATGTTACGCATTGGCAAGGAATAGATTGACGTAATTAACGCAGTTGAAGCATTTAACCCCGTAGATTTTAAGATACA